GCATTCAAACCAACTTCCCTGCAATCAAACCAACGCTGTTGCTTGACTTTGCCAACACCAAGCAACTTGACTCTCGCATCACATTCACTAGGGCAAGCACTGCCACGTACTACGGCACTCAAACGGCTAAGGCAGAGGAGAATTTGCTGTTGCAGTCGCAGGACTTCACTACGACTTGGAGTGTCGCATCGGCTGGTGCAACGGTTACGGCAAACACGACTACCGCACCTGATGGAACTGCAACCGCTGACACGTTAACTGAAGACTCGGGCACAAGCATTCATTTGTGTTTTCAAAACGCAAGTGTTTCTGGTGTTGTCACATTAAGCGTGTTTGCAAAACTTGGTTCAGGCACGCGGTTTTTAACAATAGGTGTTAGTCGGGATGCAACGCACACAGCATCAGCAACTTTCGATTTGTCGCTCGGCACGAACACTCAGACGCAAGTTAACGGCGGTATTTACGCCTCACCTTCTGCAACCATAACGGCGGTAGCAGAGAGTTTTTACCGCTGCACATTTACTGTCACGACAGACACGGCAAATCTTGCCCGTATTGGCTTAAACGACACGGGTACGCCAACATCCGCTAACCGAGGCTTTGGCGCAACCTACGCAGGTGATAACACATCAAGCCTCATCCTCTGGGGCGCTCAACTAGAGCAACGCAGCGCAGCCACAGCCTACACCCCCACAACCACACAGACAATCACCAATTACGTCCCGCAGCTACTGACCGCAGCGTCTGGTGTGGCACGGTTTGACCACAACCCAACTACGTTTGAGAGCTTGGGGCTGGAGATTGAGGAGAGCAGGACTAATTTGGTGACGTACTCTGAGCAGTTCAATGATGCTGCTTGGACTAAGACCAACGCAACAATTACAGCAAACACACTCATTGCGCCTGATGGAGCTTTGACTGGTGACAAGATTGTTTCCAATGCTGCCTCCCTTGGGTTTACGGTTCAAAATAATTCTCAAACCTCGGGAGTAACTTACACTTGGAGCACTTTTGCCAAAGCAGCAGAGTATTCATTTTGCCAGTTACGCATTACAGGTACGGTTGTTGGTGCAATTACCCGCGCATACTTTAATCTTGCGACTGGGACGGTCAGTGGAGTCGCAAACTGCACTGCTTCCATAACACCTGTTGGCAACGGTTGGTATAGATGTTCAATTGTTTACGCTGTTACTTCAACAGCAGTTGCAGCGCCAAGAATATATGGACAGGTTGATGCCTCTGATACGGTAGGCGATGGCTACTCAGGCATCTACATCTGGGGCGCTCAACTGGAAGCCGGAGCATTTCCCACCAGCTACATCCCCACAGTAGCAAGCCAAGTGACTCGTGCGGCTGATGCTGCCGTGATGACGGGTACGAACTTCAGCAGTTGGTATAACGCTGCACAAGGTACGTTTTACAGCGATTTTGCTTTTATAGGCTTGACGGGTCTTGCTGGACAGCGAGTTTTTCAAGCCGATGATGGTTCTAATTCAAACTATATTGGAACAATTTCAAATTCATTATCAGCGATGCAAAACCTCATTATTAGAGATGGGGTTACGGAAGCAACTTTATCCACCCCAACTACCACATTTGTTGCAAACACATTTAATAAAATTGCTGCAGGTTTTGCAAAAAATAATTCGGTTTCTGCCGTTAATAATGTTTTGGGCACTACTGACACATCTTGTTTGCTTCCATCGGGTGTTACATCATTGCGATTTGGTGCTTCAATAACTTCTGTAAATGCAAACCTTTTAATCCGCAAGATTGCCTACTACCCACTGAGAGTAACCAACGCTCAATTGCAAGCCCTCACAAGTTAAGGACGCATCATGACTGACCTGTACCTCTCCTTTCCCGACCAAGCCACTGCTGATGCAGTGCTGTACACCACACACGATGCTGTAACGGATGAAGAAGGCAACGTAACCGCCGAGGCTTACGTCACGCCCAACTACGCCAACATTGACACGCTTGGCATCCTGTACGAGCGTCAAGACGATCCAGAAGCGGAGCCTGTACCGATTCCTGGCTGGCACATCAACATCCGCTTGGTGGACGGCGAGAACGCTGCACCGCTGCAAGAGTTTGAAGTTCACCCTACACTGCCACGGCGCGTGTGGGCTTGAAAGTTTTGACATATGGCAAACATTGACGCAACGGACGCAAGGCTACAAACGCACGAAGAAATTTGTGCGTTGAGATACGAGGCGATCCAGAAATCGTTTGAGCAAGGCAGCAAGCGCATGAGTCGTATTGAATACATACTGTATGCGCTGATTGCTGTGACGTTGCTCGGGCCTGGGTTTGCCGCAGAACTGCTGAAAAAGATGCTAGGTGTCTGATGATCGACCCGATAACCGCCCTTGCCGCCATATCGTCGGCGGTTGAACTGGTCAAAAAGGTGGCTGCAACGGTTGATGACGTTACATCGCTTGGGCCTGTGCTTGGCAAATATTTTGATGCCAAAGCCGACGCGATTGAAGTTGTCCAAAAATCACAAGAAGGCGGGTTCAAAGGTTCGGCGCTAGGCAAGGCGCTTGAACTGGAAATGGCTATTGAGCAAGCCAAAGAGTTTGAAAATCAAATCAAAATGCTGTTTTTCCAAGCGAACAAAATGGACGTTTGGATGCGAATCGCGGCGAGGGCACAAAAGATGGAAGCTGACGCGGCACACGCGGCGCGGCGAAAAAAAGAAGCGCAAAAGAAACACGAACAAGAAATGGAAGAATTGGTAGTTGCTTTAATCGGAATTGTGGTGGTGTTGACCACAGTGGTCACTACCGTTTGGTTTATTTTGGAAGCAATAGAACAGGGCAAATAATATGCTGTCTTTAATCTCTACCCTTGGGGGCTTGCTCATCAGTGGCCTGCCAAAGCTGCTTGAATTTTTTCAAAACAAAAGCGACCAAAAACACGAGTTGGCTTTGGCTCAATTGCAAAACGAGCGCGAATTGGCGATGGCGGCGCAAGGGTATGCAGCCCAGCAACGTATCGAGGAAATCCGCACCGATCAGGTGATGATGCAGACCGAAGCGCAGATGACGGAAGCGGCGCTAAAGCACGACGAACAGGTGCTGGAAAAGGCCCACAAGTGGGTTGCATCTTACGTCGGCACTGTGCGCCCGACAGTGACTTACATTTTTGTAATTGAACTGGTGCTTATCAACATCTTTTTGTGTTATTACCTGTACGCAAACCCAGGAATGATTAAAAGCATGGACGATGTTTTGAAATATTCGGACATTATTTTTAGCCCTGACGAAATGGCAATGCTTAGTGGTATACTAGGATTTTGGTTTGGGTCAAGGACTTGGAGTAAAAAATGACCACTGGTTTGTACGCTATCGTCAACAAGCATACCGGCAAGGCGTACATTGGCAGTTCCAAAAATGTAGAACTGCGGATGCGGCACCACAAGTGCTACATCAACAAGGGGTTGTTTTTGCACTATCAAGGATACGCTGACGATGCGCGGCGATTGGGGCTGGACGGATTTGAGTTCCGCATACTGAAGGCCACCGATACAGCGGAGGAAGCAAAGATGCTAGAAACCGCGTTTTTGGAGATGTGGCACGGGGAGCTATACAACAAAGCGCCAAACGCTAACGGCGCAACAGGAATCCGCAGAGACAGAAACGTTTATGTGGCTGGGGCCGCCAAGCGCCTTTCCGACCCAAAGTACCGTGCAAAATTAAGCGCGGCTTGCAAAGGCAAGCGACAAGTCCTCAAGTGCCCGCACTGCGCAGTTGAGGGCGGCGGCGGCAACATGCGTCGGTACCACTTCGACAAATGCAAAGCAAAGCCATGAAACTGGGCAAAGCAGGCGTTGCTCTGATGCACAAATACGAGGGGTATCGAAATCGCCCGTATTTGTGCCCTGCCCATATTTGGACAATCGGTTATGGGCATGTGCTGTATCAAGAGCAGATCAGACTGCCGATGAGCAGGACAGACGAAAAACCAGTGGCAATGATTCGCAAGGAAATGCCGCTAAGACCGGAGCATAACCGTGCGTGGACACGACAGGAAACTGATGATTTATTCGCGGCTGATATCGCGTCTTTCGAACGCGGTGTTCTTCGACTTGTTCCCGGCTGTGCTGGGCATCAAGGCCGCTTTGACGCTTTGGTATCTTTTGCCTTTAATGTAGGGCTTGGCAACCTACAGCGCAGCACGATCCGCATCAAAGCGAATCGCGGCGAATGGGAAGCCGCAGCAGATGCCTTTTTGCTTTGGAACAAAGGCGGGGGAAAGGTTCTGCCGGGGCTTGATAAGCGGCGCAAAGATGAGCGCGCAATGTTTTTACAATGATTTTTTTGTGGTTCGATACTCAAACAAATCCTTGTGCTGCGGATAACAAAGCGCAAACAATCGGGCCAGATAAGGGCTGATGTTGTTGTTTATTTTCCATTCGCTGCCCCGTTCAATTAAAGCCGAATGATGGCGCAAAACATGGATTATTGTCCTGGCTGAGTAGTGTTTAAAACCAGCGTTGATGACCTTGCTGGCTTCAGACACAAACGCAACCCAGATGTGCTGATTGTCGGGAAACCACAGTAAGAATTCCGCAGGGAATTGATCCTGATGGGCTTTCAAAATGTGATTTGCCGACATTACGCCACCCGCAGCACTTCAACGCAGTTGGCATCGCGGTTCATTGCGGTAGTGTGGCTTTTCGGGCCTAGCGTCTTGCTGAGATACGAGGAAATGCTTTTTTGCAAATCAGCAATATCGTATTTGTCAGACGGCACTTTTACCACATCGCCCACTTGAATGCTGCCGAGATGTTGGCGCAAAAACGCTACCTGCTCACCCTTTGGGTACTTAAATTTTCGTTTGTTTCGTTCAAGGCTTAAGTCGCCAAACCAATTACCACCGGGGGTGCAAATGCGGTACTTGCAGCCAGTAGCATCCAACAAGCGCATGGCTTTTTCCAAAGCCAAAAATTCAACTTTTTCCATGTCGTGTTCTTTCGTGTAATGGGTGGGCCTACTCGCTGCGTCTGGGTTGCATGACCGGGAACCCCCAGCCACCAGCATCCGCTTTCGGCCCGAATGTCAGAAGCAGTTTGTTGTGCAATTCCCAAAGTAGCAGCAGGTAGTGCAGGTGACTGTGCGACCACCACTAAAAATGGTGTGCGTAGAGCATTGCGCCCATGCGCCTGTAGTGACAAGCGCAATACCAAGACCGGCCAAGAATCGTTTAATCATGATGTGTCCTTTTAAAAGGGTGTGTCTAGATCGTCATCAGCAGGAAGCCCTTCATAGCTGGGCTTTTGTTTTTGTTTGTGCTTTGGGTCAAACGGAAACGCCTTGAAATAGCCGGTAAATTTGTCACCGACCGGAAGGCTATCAATTTTGACCGACATGGATTTTTTGTCCTCATCAATCCAAACTGATCCGTGGGTTGTCCAAAACGTTTTCTTTTCACCATTAGCCAATGTGTATTCGCGGCTGGGGTATTTGATTTCGTATTGTTGTCTCATTCGAACAGTTCCTTTAACTTGTTGACCTTGCCATTTAATTCAGCAAGAAATTTCACAATCTCAGCTTCCATTTTTTTAATAAAGTCTGCATCACGGGGCACACGCTTGACAAACAATTGTGCTTTTGCTGGCATACGCGGATCAAACACAACGTAGTCACACCATTGCCGACCAGTGCAAGCCATCTGCATTTGCATTTGGGTGTTGTACTTTCCGGGTACGGTTTGGGTCAGCAGGGCTTCAATCATCCCTGCTGAGTTGGGGCACTTAATTTCGACCAAGCCATCATCACCCACCAAGCCATCAGGCGATGCGCCTGCGCCTTCAATCGTCGGATGTGGCACAAAGCCGCATTCGTCAACCATCAGGCCCGTGGTGACTTCATAAGCAGCCCTGGCGAACGGCTCTTGATCCGTGCCCCACTGCATTGACGCATTGGTGTAACTTTCCTGCCTTTGATTGGTCAAAATTTCAATGACAAGTTGTGCCATCAAATTGTCGCGGCTGGCGGCATAACCCGTTTTAGTGGTTGCCATCAGGTCAGCAACACGGCTGGCTGTTACCTTGCCAAGACGGGCGGCAAACCATTCGTCGGTGCGTTGCTCATCCATTGGATTGCCTCGCTTTCAGCATTGCATCTGCAAATTCATAAGCCACTTCAGCAACGTCAAGATCGTGTAGTGCCCAATCAGGCAAAAGCATGTCTGATTTACCCATAATTGACTGCAAAGCCTTAGCTGCAAAGTAGTCGCGCAGCGACATGCCGTCATTTTGCAAATTGTGCGCTGGCGTTGGAAACGCTGGCCCGCTTGTGTTATGCATTTGCAGCCCTTTCCTTTTCTTCTTTTTCGCGCATTGCCCGTGCTTGCCTTGCCTTCTTTGCTTCAACAACTTTGGCAATCCAAAGGGGTTCGCCTTGGCAAGCTTCATAAGCCAGTTTGTAGGCTATTGCCATTTCGTCGCTGTTCGCGCTATCTGCAATGTCTGCAATGTGAGCCGCTATCGTTGATGCGCTTACAGACGATTTGGAGGCCAATTCATGCGTCTGATTTTCGGAATCGTTGTCACCTTCAGTTGGGATGGCAAACGTCTGAAAAGCCATGTATTTATACGCGGCTGACATGGCTTTATTTGTTGCCTTATCTCCTGAATCCATTGCTTCACCAAACGTCCTAGCGGTGTGCTTAGAGCCATCTTCCGCAGACACTAAATCAAATTCAGCTTCCACCGTCACATAGAGCAACGTGCCACCGTTTTTGCTGTTGCGGTCTTGGCAGACGCGGGACAACATACGCGGGATGATGCAAAGCCCGTGAGTAGCCATGATGCTCGACAGTGTGTTGTACACATCGTCGATGCCCCGGAAGTTGTAGCCATTTCCTTGCGTGTTGCGGCTGTTTTTGCTGATGCCGATTTTTGCAAGATCGTGTTGCACCGCATTGATTGCTTTGTAGACTTTCATTGTTTGTCCTTTCGCAATTCTTCCAACTGGTCAACCGTGTATTGCAGCAGTGCCGACAACTCACGAATCTTTGCGGTCAGAGCGCCAACTTGCCAAGCAAGCCGGTCTGCGGCATCGCCATCGCGGTAATGAATGCCAGCACTTTTTTCGATGCTGGCGATGATTGCTTCAGGGTTAATTTGCATGTGATTTCCTTTCAACGTATTTGGCAAGCAGCCATCTGTCGCCCAATATCCGCACTTGGCGAATCCATTTCCGCTGGTTGGCTCGATTGATTTCCCGAGTCACCAGCGGGCTATTCCATAGTTGGCGCACATGGCGCAGCATCTTGGCATTCATGTTGACCACCAGTAAACAAGCGCGGCGGCAAGGGCTACGCCAATGACGATTGCAAGGGCCAAATCGGCCCATGTAGGCGTTTGGGGCTTGGTGGTGTAGTGTTGTCTCATGTCGTGTCCTAAAACGGTGCTGGAGGAAGTTTTGCGCGGTCTTGTTCGTCGCGCTGACGTTGCTGTCGGGCATGTTCTTGGATTTGCTTGCGCGTCCAAGGCACAGGCCCGCCCGGAGGCGGGAAAGGCCAAGTCACAGGATTTCAACCGTAAAGCCATCACCAATTAGCGTGGCGTAAAAATTTTGCGATTCGGACTTGCGAATCTCAACCGAAACGCCACCATAAATGCGGTCTTGGGCCGCTTTAGTGTTGGCTACAAACGTGACCGTGGTAGCGTTGAATTCAAAGGGAAGAATTTGAAAGTCAGACATAAAAGCTCCTTAAAAGACCCCATACGATGTGTTAGGGCATGGATGAATGTTAAGACGGGTTAACAGACATTGCAAGGGCTTTTTTAATGCCCCTGCAAATTAGTCAAGTTTTTAGTTGCTGGGCGGTGTGTAGCGATAGACCATGTTTTTGGCCTTCAGACCGTCTTTCAATTCTTTGAGCGTGTCAAATCCGCGAACGCCACAATCAGGCTCATCGGCCCAGTACCAATCTTTTTGAAGGGTAACAATGATGCTGTTGCCATCAGCACGTTCGTCGTCGATGTGTTTCACGCGCTTGCAGTGAAAACTTTTCAGGCTGTTAATAGTGCTCATCTTTCTTTCCCCTTAAAGACCGCTTGCTAAGTGCTACGGCATGGGATGAATGTTAAGCTAGATTAACAGACCATGCAACAACTATTTTTAATGTCCCCACAAAGCAGTCAGGTTTATCGGGTTGGTTGTAAACCCAGCTAAACTTAACAGATGCAAAGAATGACCAAACAAGACGGCATTGCCATAGCGGGATCGGCTGCAAAGCTGGCCCGTCTGCTGGGCGTGAGCCGTGCGGCTGTGACCCAATGGGGCGAGTGGATGCCACCCTACAGGGCGTTTCAGTTGCGAGAAAAAATGCCCGACAAATACGATCAACATTGCAAGGGGCAAAAAACCGATGTATGATGGCGGGGTCTGGTGTGGCAACTAGGCGTTTTGAATCCGAGGATAGACCCCCACAGGTTGCTGTGTGGTCTTGCAAGGTAGCTGGTGAGGCGTTTGCCTCGGATTCAACCGCCACGCTGCTGCTCTGCCAAGAGCCAAGACCACAGAGCATCTTGCTGGGGGTTTTTGCTTTTGGACTGCCCAATGCGGTGCGTCGATGGTTGGGCATGGGATACCCCGTTACACGAGCAAGCCAAAGCGGGGAGCGTGGGCGAATTCCTAGAGCGCGGTGGTTGAAACAGTCTGGGAAAGTGCAGTGCGAGGGCATGGCTCCGGGAAGCACGAGGCACAGAGCGAACCTTGTTTGTGAACACGGTAAGGCTGTGCTTTGCTCAGACATTCACCAAAAAGCACCATTGTGGATAACCTGGGATAAGACATGACAGACAGAGAGTTGATGAAGAAACTACAGGAGCAAAAAGGTGTTTGAATCAGGTTTTGATCGTTTCTGGGCAGCATGGCCTAAGCATCCAAGGAAGGGCGGCAAGGCTGCATGTTTGGCGAAGTGGGCAAAGACGTATTGCGAGACACAGGCCGACCAAATCATTAAGCATGTTGAGTGGATGAAAACAACGGAGCAGTGGAGAAAAGACAACGGCGCTTTTATTCCTGCTCCGTTGGTCTATTTGAACCAGCAACGATGGGACGGGGCTGAGATTCCCGAGATGAAAAAGCCCGTCACGATGGAACAAGAATATCAACGGCGCATTGCAAACACGGTTCCCATGCCTGACCACATCCGGGAAAAGCTGGCTCAGATTAGGCGCGGCGCATGACGCATGAACAAGCCCAAAAAATCCTTGATCGGGTCAGGGATGGCGAAAGCTACTCAAGAGCCATCATCGATGCAGCACTATGGCTCACAGGCGACCTTGATGCACATGAAGCAATGCGAAGCGAGGGAATGGGTCAAACGCTACCGGGACAAAGCGCGGCAGGTTGGTGCGGAACAGGCGAACCAATGGTGGCGCAAGCAAATTGCGGATATAGAACGCATCCGTGGTTTGGACGGGGCCATTGAGTTGCGAAACCTGATGAACTTGGAGCGCAAGAAATGACGTTTATGCTGCATTTCCACATTGACGGCGATCCCGTGCCCAAAGGCAGGCCCAAATTCTCAAGCCGTGCGGGGTTCATGCGTACATACACCCCAAAGAAAACCGTCGATTACGAATTGCAGGTCAAGGCAGCAGCGCAGGAAGCAATGGGGGCCACAGAAGTGCTAGAAACGCCTGTTGGCGTTTATCTGTACATCAGGCTACCAATCCCCCAAAGCTACAGCAAGAAGCGCAAGGAAGCCTGTTTAAGCGGCCAGGAAAAGCCCATCAAGAAGCCCGACATTGACAACTTGGCAAAAAGCATCTTGGACGGCATCAATGGGGTGATTTGGAAGGACGACAGCCAGATTGTGAGCCTGCACATCACCAAGGTTTACGCTAGCGGCACAGGCGTTGATGTGCTGGTGAAAGAAGAATTGGCATGAGTGTTTTTGATTGGAAAAATAACAAGAGCCAAATTTCGTTGAAAGACCTAGAAACATCAAGGAGGCTAAGCTATCAAGCAACAAGACAAGCAAACCTAAAACGGCTGCAAAACATTGAGCCAAGCCCATCGGCAAGTTTTCGCGCACCGCAGCATGTGATTGCCAATCCGGTCAACATGACGGTGGACATTCCCGAAATGACAACCTACAAGATACGAAAGCGCAAAAAATGAAAGTTGATAAAAATATTCCTGTTCCGCAAAAATTTCCGTTTGCTCAGATGGAAGTAAACGACAGTTTTGAAATTCCCAAAGAAGTTAATCGGCAAACCGTGTCAACGGCTGCGGCGCGATATGCACGAAAAGCAGGAAAAAAGTTCATTACAAGAGTAATGCCCGACAAAACCATTAGATGCTGGCGCGTATCATGATTTGCAAACATGAGGAAATTGCTACGTTTTACTCTGTGGGTGAACATGTTCCAGTCATGTGGGCTTGTAAAAAATGCTGGCAAAAGTTTGTTCCAATGGAGCAAATGATTAAAGAAATAGCAGAAGAACAGGATCGGTGTTGCGCTATCGTTTTTGGGCAATGCGACAGCGACAATGTGGCACAGCGCACAGTCGATGCAATTAAGGACAAAACATGTCAAAAGACGAAATTATTGGGGCTTTGAAGCAAGCACAAGACGCACTGCACATGGCAACGCTGCCATTTCCGATTGATGAGGTTAAAACCCGCAAAGCATTAGAAGCGGTGAGCAAGGTGCTGGACGTAATAGCGCCCGACAAAATGCTGTTCGACGATTGGGGGCAATGGAAGTGACTCCGCTGATTACAGAAATGATCTGGTTAATTCCTGACGAAGCAATCAATTACCAATGGTTCGACGCATCGGCAACCTACAGCACCGAAATCACAATTAGCGACGATGAGGAAATGACAGGCAAGCTGCCATTCCCGCAAATCGCGATTGTTACGGTAGATGACCGCAAAACCAAAATTCTGCTGATGCTAAAACAGCAAGGCGATTACATTGGCGTGTTAGGGTACGCCATGACCAACAAAGGCTACGGCAGAATCAAGCCGTTTGTTTATAAGGTTGTAAACGGCCAGATTGGCGTTAAGTTGGTTGACGGCAAACCATTCGATTACCGCAAAGAAGAAAACGTCACAGCAGCCATTGCGATTATCAGTCAATTTTTGAAGTCATTGCGAACGCAAATCGAAGGCTATACACCGATAAAGCGGGCCAATCACGACAAAAAAATCAGGCAGGGCAAAACACCTTTGTTTGATTGGACAACCGTAGTCATCAAGCCTGTCGCGGCAAAAATAGAGCATCAGGGCGGCACTCACGCCAGCCCCCGGTTGCATGACCGCAGGGGTCATTGGCGGCACATAAAAAAGACCGACAAGCAAGTTTGGGTACGGAATTGCAAGGTTGGTGACGCGGCCAAAGGCGCAATATTTCACGATTACAAGGTGGAGACATGAAGCCAGAAGATCACGCAGAAGCGATCCGGGACAAAGCCACTAATTACGCAAAAGCAAAGGCAAGGCGCGTGTACCTTGAGGAATTCAGGCGCACAAAAAAAGCGTTGCTGATGAAAGACGCATTGAAGCGCGGCATAGAAGCGGCAAATGCTCAAGACCGTGAGGCATTGGCAGACCCGGAATATCAAGAAGTGCTGGACGGTCTATCGGTTGCGATAGAAATAGAAGAAAAATTGAAGTGGGAATTGGAAAGCCACCGGCTGGACATTGAGATTTGGCGTACCAAGGAAGCAACAAACCGAATGCAAGACAGGTCGCACAGATGAAATGTCCAATTTGTGGTGCCTGGGTATCAGTAGAAGAAACAAGGCAGCAACCCGACAACACAACAAAAAGGCGTTATGAATGCGGAAATCATCACCGTTTTACAACGCAAGAAACGATAATCAAATTAATCAAACCGAAAAATGCTAAACAAACTGACGGCAAATGAGCGTTTGCATTTGGCCTGGGTAAAAGAGCAGCCGTGCGGATTGTGTGGGCAGGCAGGCCCGTCAGACGCGCATCACATCATCCAGCATCGTCAATATCTGTGCATCCCGTTATGCAAGGATTGCCATCAAGGGTCATTTAATGGCATTCATGGGGAGCAACGAATGTGGAAGGTAAAAAAGACTACCGAATGGGAAGTGCTTAACGATACAATTAAAAGGCTTGTAAGCTGTCATGGCGCAATTGGTAGCGCATCCGATTTGTAATCGGGCGGTTGTGGGTTCGATTCCTACTGACAGCACCAAATAGGGGAATGAAATGGTTAAATTTGTTGCCAGCATCGAGCAACCCACCGATCCGGTGATGGATTTTATTATGTGCAGTTTGTCGGCTGTTACCGATACGCACATCATGCACTGGACAACAGACCGATATAGCCAGCATCAGGCATTGGGCGATTTTTACGATGGCTTGAGCGACCTGATTGATTCATGGGCAGAAGCGTTTATGGGTAAAGCCGGGGTGCTGACCAAATTCCCGATTCAGTGCAGCATCATGGACGGCGACCCCATCGTGTACCTGCGGGCCTATCTTGTTAAGGTGGAAACCTACAGGCGCATGGCTGGATTCCCACAGGACACAGCACTCCAAAACATCGTGGATGAGATCGTGGCATTGGCTCAAACCACACTGTATAAGCTGACCCGCCTAAACTGATGCCCTATGCACCGTTTAACACGCGGTGTTCCGAGTTGGGGTGCAAGGAGCCGCGATCTAAGCTAAACAGCTTTTGTCTGTCGCACGGGGGCAAGGAATACACGATCAAGGAATCGGACAGCCACTATAAAACCCCAGCATGGAAAAGCATCAGGAACCGCCAATTAAGCATTAACCCGTTATGCCAAGGCTGCATGAGCCAAGGCAAGATATCAGCAGCCCAACACGTTGACCATGTTTTTCCGTGGCGACAGATAGGGCAACACGCATTCCTGCACAACATCTTCCAGAGCTTATGCCCTGAGTGCCATAGCCACAAGACGGGCCAGGAAAGGCGCGGGGTTTATTTGTTTTTTGGGCCCGATAAGGTCGAGCAACTGACCGAACACGATTACCGCACACGGGTGGCGGCTTAAAATAATTTTAGAAACTAAAAAAATAACGGTTTGCTATGCAG